GTTAATTATCGAGGGCAGAAAGTTAGGGTTAGACAACGAGGATCTTAAACGCCTACGTGCGGGGTCCATTATTAACTCTGTTGTAAATGGTCATGACCAATATATTTCATTACGTCAGGGCATGTTGTTTGTTAGCCGTAGGCCACCCAATAGTCATCAGACCCATAGTGATTGGGATGATCCTGCACTTAATTCACAATTTGAGGCATTTACCCGCGCCAGCATCAATGCCAACAAACAAGTTTTGAACGCCCAAGCATGGCGAGTCGTCGACAAGCTATTGGATGTTGATGTCTGGCTACAAGACATGTCACCAGATATGGCAAAACTCGCACTAGAGCAGCTGCAACATGTAGTTGATCTGCAGCAGCAAGAAAAGTACGCATCACCTTACGTTTATCAGCCAATTGAAGTGAATGCCGAATTTGACGAAACGGAGGAAGAAGATGCCTATTTTTGACCGTAACAATCCAACAGACCTAAAGGCCATAGCCGAAGCGCAGCAATTTACCGTCGAATGCTTTGAACGCTATCAGCTTTGTAAAACGCAATTGGACAACTTGAACAAGCAAGCCGTTCGCCACTGGTTAGAACGCCTGCCAACAGGACAGCGCGAAAAGTGCCGTGTAACGTTAAATAACATAGTGGCCTCGCGCCAGCAAAAGAGGAAATAGCCATGTTTAACCAAAATCAATTTAATCCAAACGAACAAGCAATGGAAAGCGTGACAAAATCGCTAAAAATGGTACTTAATGCATCAACGCTGACAGACCCAGAGCGAACGCTAGTGCTTAAAGATTTATTATCAGCTGAAGATAATAGGCAGGAAGTAAAAATTAAAACGATGGTGATGTTGTCTGCGCTTAATTCACTAGGCAATAAATAAATGAAAACACTCGTTCAAGGTTGTGAAAGTGCCGAGCAATTCGGCATTTTGCTCAAGATGACCCGCATTAACAGTGAAGCAAAGCAAAATGCATTACGGGCCTATTTGGTGGATGGCCTGCCAGCAAAAAGAGCTTATGCCCGTTTTGGTGTCACCCAACAGCACTTTAGCAACGCATTAACCAGGTTAAATAAAGCAGCAGACTTGGCCATGCAGTACAGTGACAACCATAAAAAAACGAATTACACACCAGTTAACTAGTGTAAAAGCTAATAATCTGCATTTTAGTTAAACCATTAAATAAATAATTTATAAAATAATTTATAAAATAATTTATAAAATAATTTATAAAATAATTTAAAATAAAAATCCCTTTACATCAAAGTATAACAACATTTTTGTTTACTAAGTCATTGTTTTATTTCAATTTTGCAAATTAATAAAAGTTGACGCATGAACACTTATAGATTTAGTATTTGTTCAAGGTTATCTACACAGTGATTTTGTTTATAAATTTTCAGTGAAAAACGTATTTACTCGCCTTTTTCAAAATCAAATTTGAAAAACATTTATAAGCAAATTTTAAGATTAAAATTTTAATGGTAGGTAATTTACTTGCACGAAAAAATTTATGTGGATAATAGGTATGGCGTCGCTAAAGGCGCGTCTAAACAAAGAGGTTATAATATGGTTTTAACAGCATGTGACACAAAGATCTTCATTGAACAGGTTGCTATGATTTGCGATTTACATTCAATTCAAACAAATGAGTCAAGCAAGGATAACTGTGTTGACATTATTGCTTTAATAGCAGAAAAAGCGCTAAGTCAGTTTAAAGTAAATTCAATTCACGCTGAAGTTGCAAACGATGATCTGGTGACATCGCGTTAACAAGTTGCCTAACCAGTTGACTTGATGATTTAGCGCTAGGACTCAGAGTGTGGCTAAACGATACGTTTGCAACGAATGTATGCCCACACTCTGGGTCAGAGCATGAACAATACAAATTAGCATGTGCCAGACTCAATCTGTCGGTTTTACCGATAACCGCTTTTTTACCGCAACTAGTACATAACACCCGCATGTCGATCTCCCAATCGTTTGAATGGGTTTAGTTTACATGTTAATACTGTGTTTATAAACAGCACTCGTTTGTTTTATAACCTACAATTAGTGAGATTATAATGAAAAAGAAATATTTATTAGCACTTTTATTTGCACCCATGATGAATGCAGCCGAGTTCGACCAGTACAACGTAGATTTAAAAGTTCATGATCAAGATCAGAAAGTAATAATCTCTGAATATACATTACAGATGATGGGGTATGGGCGTACTAAAAAATCACATAACACAGCTTATGCTATTGCGACATGTGACAAAAATAGTCGTTCATTTAAATCTAAGAAATACTCCTCAGGTTACGAAGTTGAGTATTTATTTGGCAATGAAATGTCTAGTATAAAAATCACCCAATTTAGTATAGATGACAGTAAGTATAATTTTGTCGATGGTGAAGCATGCCAAAATACTATTGAACCAATTCAGCTAGAAATAGAAACGAGTATAAATTTTTCATTGGCGAATAACGTTTCAAAAACTGTCGAAATGAAAAGTGGCGACATTGCGATTCTAGAGATTCAGAAAGTCATGTAGATATTTCCATCAAGTGGCCAAGTTGAGTTTAAATAGCAAAGGTTTGGCCACGCTTAATCTGTTGGGGTTACCGATAATGGTCTTTTAGCCGCAACTCATACATAACACCCGCATATCGATCTCCCAATCGTTTCAATAGATACAGTTTACGATAAAACACTGAGTATTTGAACAGTAGTTTTGTTAAACAAATTTCCGCTGTAGTTTTAATTTTTCATTGAACTTAACGTCATGAAATACCTTACCTAATAACCTTTTTTGTAATAGTATCTTACTCAACTATCGTTAACATGGAATGTATGGTTTATGACTAAAAGTAAAGAAGATAAAGTAACCGAAGACGCGGTAAAGGACATAAATTGCTTTATCATTATGCCTATTTCCAATCAGCAAGGGTATGAGCCTGGACATTTTAGTTTAGTCTACGAAGACATTATTAAGCCTGCCGTTATTGCTGCAGGTATGAAACCGATAAGAGCCGATGAAACGAGAAATACCAACCTAATTCAATTGGATATACTTAGGAAAGTTATAGAATCAGATATTGCTATTTGTGATATGAGCGCAAAAAATCCTAATGTGTTTTATGAGCTAGGAGTCAGGCAAGCATTCGATAAACCTACAGTGTTAATGATTGATGATGACACAACGGCGCCTTTTGATGTCTCTAGCTTACGATATGTTGACTACAAAAAGGGTATGGGGTTCAGAGATGTTAAAAAAGCCGTTGAAGATTTAACACAAACGTTACGTGAAACCTATGAGAAAAAAGATGACAAGTCTGAGATTAATTCTCTCATACGTCTCATGGACTTAACAACACCTGCACAATTGAATCAAGTAGATATATCTGCAGAGGATAGGACCGCTATCCAGATCTCAGAACTGACATCAAGTATGCACAATATGCAAGCCATACAGAGCAAGATTTTAGACTCGCTGAACCAAACTAATAGAATAGGTCCTGAAACAATGTTAGCTATTAACAACGCAAAGCGTTTGATAGCTGAGAGTCAAAATACGAAAAAATGGTCTGAGTTTGTAAATGAAACTAAGTACACGCCCCCAAGCGGCCCAAACGGCCCAAGCGGCCCCAGACCTTAAAAGGTAAAATAAGTAACAATTAAAAATAAGCATTATTAGATAACCTTATAATGCTTATTTTAAAAATAATTTTTAATCAAGATCACTCCATATCAAACACCAGCTTTAACTTACCGCCAACTTCTGGGTCACGCGCTATCGCATCAACCAAATTGTTGATCAACGGCTTAGTCTCATTTTTAAAGTAAACCCCGTCGTATTTTTCAGGGTCGCCAAGGCCAGCTGTATTGGCCGGAATAATACCCGCTAAGCCAGGGGGAAAACGGTGCGCGTTTAGTACATCTTGCGCCGACACGTTTTTAACGTTCATAAACTCGTCTTTGCTTTCAAAATTACCCACAGGAATAATCTGCAAGCCTTTTTCTTTACCGTTGGGGATATTCACAAACAGTGAGCGGAAGTTACCCACGCCCTTTGAATCTTGAATTTTCTCTTTAATGTCTTTTTCAACATTCGGGTCTAGGTTCGGGTCGGTGGCATACATAATGAAACCCATGTGGGCGCCGTTGATGTAATATTTGCGTCTAAACAAGGTGGCATCTTCATTTAACAATGCTGCTTGTAAGCCGCCCAAATAATCGGGGCAACCATACACCTGCTGTACTGGGTCATACTGGCGCACCCAAATAATGTCTTTGGCCTTATAGCGCTTAACTTGTTGGTCACGTTCTAACACTACCGCGCCACCATCTTTACCCACGCGAGTTCGATAACTGGGTAACGGGAACAATCTCACCGTTTGCCCAAAACCGTTGCGGATCTTCACTAACGCCACATCACCAAACTGCACGCAATTTAAAAACGTTGCACCCACTTCTTGGGCACTCATACCACCAGACACAAAACGCGATGCAGCCATATTAGCGCGGCTTTGCACTATGCCGCCGTGTTGCGCATTACGTCGAACAAGGTTAGCCAATAAATGTCTATCAATCGGCGGTTCCCAATATTCATCACTTGAGTTGTAATACAACGAGTCGTAATCGGTTAGCCACATATTAGGCATTACTTGTTCGGGCAAACTAAACACCACAGGCGCATTGTTGCTTGGTTGCTCAATCTCGTTTGCTGTATCGTCGTTCGCGGCCGTTAGTGTTGCATTGTCCATGATGATGATCTCTTGTGTTCATAATTAAGGGGTTCATTGATCACCGCATGGGCAATCGCAAAGAATACGTCGGCATGGCCTGTGGCATTGTCGCGGCTGGCTTTAAACGTAATAGCCCCGCCAGTGTCGGTGGTGGTTCGTCGTATCGCTAAACAACTCATGGCAATGTCTTTGTGTGAGGCATCCCATTCAATGCGGCCACCTTCAATCACATCAATCATTTTCAGCACCAAGCGGGTTTTACTGCCAACACTGTAATGAATCGCCGTAGCCTCACGCGGAAACAAGGTACTAATCGAGTCGAACACCCCAGCACCAATGCCAGTGGTATCAACGCCAATGTAGGTCACGCGGTAACGTGAATAGACCTTTTGAATTTCGCTAACGTGATGGGCGAAATTAAGCCCTCGCCAATAGTGTTTTTCGAGTACGCGGAACTTTTCACCTTTCTTTTCACCTGGTGCAACCACAACCAAAGTCGCATTGTCGCGGGTGCGTGATGGGTCATAACCTAGCCACACTTCACGGTTACCAAACGGTCGCAGTGTATTGGGTTTGTGGTCCTGCCACCTAGCAGCATCAACCATGCATTTTTCAAGATCAGAAAACTTAAATACACTGTCTGCATCATCAACAAACACGCACATAAACAGGTTGGCAAAATCATCGCCGTTGTATTCATCACGTAGTTCATCAATATCAAATAGGCCGCAGCCGCCTGCCAATGCATCCTCAATCGTGACCACAAAGCGCCATTGTTTATCTGGGCATAATCGGCCACGGTCGCGCATGGCATTAAAGGTGGGAAACTCAACTTCTTCACGGTCGGGTTTACCTTGGCGCCAATGGTCGCCAGTCCAAAACGAATAAGCGGGGTGTGCTTTAGTGGATGGGGTTGAAAAGTAGGTTTTACGCCAGTTTTTATGGGTTGCCATGGCCGAGGCTAATTTGTTTAATACATCAAACTTGCCAATCCAAAAGTATTCATCAACGTACACATGGCCGTGATA